GGCATTATGCCAACCACCACAATGGATATGATTGGCTCTTCTGTTGAACGCATCAACTCCTACACCAAGACGCTGGATTATAACGGCTGGCAGAAGTTCTGGGCTGCTCTGCGCGGCGAAAGCACGAATCACGGTGTGCTGGATCAGAGTATGCGGAACGATTTCAACGCCGAAACCGTTGCAGAGCTTTCTGCCTACGTCGGCGAAATGGTATCTGCCATCCAGCAGGGACAGGAGGTATCGCAGGCGGACATCGAAAACCTGCAGGCCATCGTGACCTTCCTTAACGGCCTTGATACCACCGAAACCGGCGCACACATCAAGGAAGGCGTTGCACAGGGCATGACAGAGGCAGGCTGGGACAGCGACGCTGAAACCGTAGCCTCCAACCTTGAATCCGCATTGAACCTCGCGCTGGGCATTCAGAGTCCCTCGACGCGCATGATGCCTGTGGGCGGCTATGTGACAGCGGGTATCGGCGCTGGTGCTGCGGAGTATGACTTCTCTACGGATGCCGCGTCCGTTGCTGGTAACGTGGAAGCCGCCATGACGCTGGCGCTGGTGGAGGGCTTGCTCTTCGGGAACGGCACGACCATCATGGACGGGCTGGCTTCCTCCATGACAGGATATAGCTTTACGACCACCGGCAGTCAGGTGAGCACGCACATCAAGAGCGCAGTCAATGCGAATCTGACCTCCACCACACTGCGCAGTGCCGGTGTTAATGCAATGGCCGGACTCAAGGCAGGCATCAACGCAGGCCGCAGCGGTGTGGTTTCTGCCATGCGCTCTGCAGCCCGCGCTGCAGTCAATGCGGCGAAATCCGAGCTCAAAATTGCCAGTCCTTCTCGCGTATTCCGAGATGAAGTCGGTGCGATGACCATGAAGGGCTTCGGGCAGGGCGTTATGGAAGAGAGCAAGGAGCAGGCCAAGATCATCCGCAACGCCGCCCGTTATCTGACGGATGAAGCCCGCGAGGGTGCAATCGTCAACAACGCCACAACCAACCACAGGACGTACAACCAGAACAGCACGGTGAACCTCTCCGGGAATACCTTCACCATCCGGGATGAACAGGATATCTACGCTCTGGCCACGGAGATCGCTGCGCTGACCCGCAGACAACAGCGCGGCAAAGGCTTGAGAATGGCCTGATCGCAGAATTGACTTGACTTTCAGCCGGACAAGAGCGTTAATGTCAGCACCCTATATGAAGGAGGTACACGCCTATGTTTTCTATGCGTATACGACCGGAGGCTTTGGGCATGCTTCGGGAGAAGTACCCTGCCGGATGCACCGTTGTGCTTGAAGAAATGAGCGACCCATACCGCAAAATGCCTGCGGGCATAACCGGAAAGGTCACCCATGTGGATGATGCAGGCGGCATTCATGTTGAGTGGAGCAATGGCTCCACGCTGGCTGCTATCCACGGCTTTGACCGCATCCGCAGAATCGACGAGTAAACAACAGCGCCGAGCGCCGCTCTACAGCAGGGCGGCGCTTTGTCGTGCTGGAAAGGAGAAACTCTTGAACGACTGGTTTGAATGGAATGGCGTGCGTTCCACGGAATACGGCGTGTATGTGCTTGAACAGCCGCCACTGACCTTGCCTGCAGAACGCGCTACATTTACCGTTGTCCCCGGCAGGAGCGGATCGCTCACTACGCTGGAGGGCGACGATGTGTATGATGATCTGATGCTGACCGCCACCTGTATCATCGATAACCCTGCGCGTATCCCGGAGATCTGCGCATGGCTTCGGGGCGGCGGCACAGTCACCTTTGCCAATCGAGAGGGTGGCTTTTATCATGCCCGGGTGGTCAATCAGATTCCCTTTGAGAAAATCCTACGCGGGAATCCACACCGGTCGTTTGTGGTGAATTTCCGTTGTAAGCCGTTCTGGTATCAGAAAGACGTGGAGACGATCACGCTGACTGAGAGCGGAACGTTCATCACTAATCCCGGCACAGTTGCAGCCGAGCCGATTATCACTGTCACCGGCAGCGGCGAGATCACGCTCATGGTCGGTGCGTACATCGTGGAGCTTTCGGATATCACGGATAGCATCACGCTGGATACGCCGCTGATGGAAGCGTACTCAGGCATCACCAGTATGAACAACTGTATGAGCGGCGATTTCCCCCTGTTGGAACCCGGACAGAATGCGGTCAGTTGGACGGGTACTGTATCCAGTGTTGTGATTGAGCCGAATTGGCGTAATCTGTGAGGAGGTGACTACCCTTGATCTGTGTATACCCGGCTGACTGCACGGATTTTTCCAATAACGGTCTGGGCGCGGTCAGCCCGCTTTCCTGCACCGTGACCGAAATTCTCAACGGTGAATGGGAGCTTACGCTCACGCACCCCATTGATGATCTGGGCAAGTGGCAGCGCCTGACGGACGGCTGTATCATCCGTGCCCCTGTGCCTGCGGCCATGACCCCGCAGATCAATCTGGTCACGCAGCAGTATCAGACGGATACCTATGACGTGGAAATCTATAAGATCACCACGAAGAGCGGTCCGCTGCGCCTGCGCTCCGGTACGGGCACCAACTACAAAATCCTCGGAAAGTATAAAAAAGGCCGCGAGGTCATCGTGCTGGACAAGACCACCAGCGACTGGTACGAGGTAACAGCCCCGGACGGCAAGCATGGCTATATGTCTGCCGAATACCTGACCTATGAGCGCACCGAGCAGCAGAGCAAGACCGAGTACGTTGGCTTCCAGAATGACGCCATCGAAGCCCGGCAGCTCCGCGACCAGCCCTTCCGCATCTACCGTGTCGTGCCTGAACTGGACAAGATCACAGTTCACGCCCGGCACATTTTTTATGACCTTCTGGATAACATGCTCCAACAGGTAAAGCCCGGCTCCGGTGCTGTGGGTGCATCTGTTGCGCAGGATATCGCAGATGGCTGTCTGTCCGATCATGATTTCGCCTTCTACTCCGACCTTGAAACGACTGCATCGGATGTTCTCTTGGAAAACATCAACCCGGTAGAGGCCATCCTCGGCGAGGGCGGCATGGTTGAAAAGTACGGCGCGGAGCTTGCCCGGGACTGGTTTGACGTGTTCCTCGTCAAGCGTGTGGGCTGAGACAGCAACGTGCGCATCCGTGAACGCAAGAACCTCACGGGCATCAGCGACGATGTGGACGAGACGGATGTCATCACGCGCATCATGCCCACCGGCGAGGACGCGGACGGCAATCTGCTGTACTTGCCGGAGCTCTATATCGACAGCCCCAACATCAATGCCTACCCGCATCCCAAATGGGTGCATCTGGCGGTTTCCTCCGCCAAGGAAGTCACCGAGGGCGATGATACCAAATCCAAGTCGGACTGCTACGATGAAATGCGCTCTTCTGTGCATGCTGAATATGACGCCGGGTGCGACCTTCCTACGGTCACGCTGTCCGTGGACTTCGTGAACTGCACCAGCGCCGAAGAGTACAAGCAGTATGCGGCGCTCTCTGATATCTTCCTCGGCGACAGTGTCCGCGTCATCGCAAGGCGCATCGGCGTGGAAGTGACCATGCGCATGACCCAGTACACCTACGACTGTCTGACGAAGAAGTATACCTCCGTCACGCTGGGTACTGCTGCCACTGCGCTTGAAGGCACGACCATTGCCGCCCGTCAGCTGGCGTCCGGGTCGATCAGCGGTGCAAAGCTCATGCTGAATTCCATCGGCAGCGGACACTTGCAGAACGGCTCTGTTGGCAGTCTGCAGGTGAAGAACGCAGCGATCCAAAGCGCACACATCCAGACAGCAGCGATTACGCAGGCACACATTGCACAGGCGCTGATCGAAACGCTGAATGCCAATGCCATCACTGCTGTTTCTGCAAAAATTCAGGAATTGGCTGCCGGGCAGATCACGACGGATGAGCTTTATGCTTCCATCGCTATGATCTCTACCGCACAGCTGACAACTGCGAATATCATCAACGCCAATATTGATTGGGCGCAGATCGAAACGTTGGCGGCAGATATCGCAACCATCAGTAAGGCGCAGATCACCTCTGCCAACATCGATGAAGCCAATATCGACTGGGCGGCAATTACCAGCCT